GCGATGCGCAGCGCTATGTGGTTGTTAACACGGTTACGGCTACAAGCAATGCGTTTGCCGGTGTGCAGATTTTCCCTCCTCTGGCTCAGAATGTGGCTGACAATGCGGTGGTGACGGTGAGCCTGAGCAACCATATTGAGAACCTGGCTTTTCATCGCAATGCGTTTGCGCTGGCTATGGCTCCGCTTTCGGAGCTGGGCAATGAGTTTGGCGCGAAGGTGGCAAGTGTTGTGGATGAGAAGAGCGGGCTTGCGATTCGTTCGAGGATGTGGTATGACGGTGATAACAGCCGGGTAAAGGTTGCCCTGGATGTGCTCTATGGGGTGAAGTGCCTTGACCCGAACTTGGCTTGCAAGCTGAGAAAATAAGTGCTGGATGCTGAGAGATGAGTGCTGAGAAAAAGGACGGCAAGGACGAAGAGAGATTTCTCACCCGATTGCATCGGGATTCGAAATGACACGAGAGTTGCGATGAGAGATGATTGAGATGGCTGGGGGATGAACGGGAGATGATGCGATGATTTTTAGTGATGACAGTGACCTTCAGCGGATTCAGCCCTATGTGTTTGAGCATGGGGTTGACTCTTTTACGGAGTACCACGAGCAGGCGGCGGAGGATGTGATTGCCGATTTGCGCTTGCGGTGGTGGCCGAACCTCCGCGAACCTTACCCGTATGGCGGCATTGGTTCGCTGTTGGTGGACGGCTCTTCAGAGTTCGGGCTTTACGCCGGAGTGACTCTCGCCTGGAACAATTACCCTGATTTTGATTCGGAAAAACTGAACCCGTTGCAGTGGGTTCCGGCGAGCACAACCCGGGTGCTGGGGTGGTACGTTTTGCCCCGACTGGCGGCTTCGGTTGGCGGGTCGGGGCTGGTTGAGATGATGAGGTTTTACCGAGGTGAGTATGAGCGGGAGTTTTTGAAGACGCTGACAATAGGCGTGGAGTATGATACGGGATACGGGTTTGTACGGGTGGATATGCGATCGGTGAGTGAGCGGCAGAGGCTGAGAAGATGACAAGAGAAAGGTATGATACCGTTTAATGAGAAGTTGACTCAGTTACCGGCGCGGGGGTGGAACGCCATGGGCCAAGCAGTTGACCGGGACAGGTGGCGGAACAGGGATTATCCGCACCAGATGATGGGGTTGCATTACAAAATTCTTGAACCGGGAAGCCGGACTCTGGAATTGAGTGGTACGGCGGGAATTGTGACGTTGAACTGGGGGCGCGGCATGGCTTATCAGGTCCGGTTTGAAGGCGTTACAAAACGGTGTGCAACAGTCTATCCGGTTGCCGGACGGTTTGACCTGGTATTAAAGGGTGATGTACAGTTGATGACGGAGTTCAACACCCTTGGTGACGGGACGCTTTATGGTTCGATCACTGGTTTGAGCTCTTTGACCGCTCTGCAGAAGCTTGACTTGAGCAACAGCATGGTAGATGGTGATGTCTCTTCTCTTCCGGCATCGTTGCAGGAGATTCGCCTTGCCGGAACCGGTATTGCCTGCGAAGTCGATTTTGTGCCTGAGTGGCCGGATGGTGTGGTGATTGTCCTTTCGGACACTTCACTCCCGGATGCTGATGTCAACCGATTTATCCGGAACCTTGCCGGATCGGCGATTGATAACGGGAACCTGAATATCGGCGGGAGTAACGGGAACGTGACTCCGGAGAATCTGGTGTTTGTGGCTCAACTTGAGAGCCGGGGCTGGGTAGTGAACCATAATTGATGGAATTATGAGCACGAATACTGCTTATCTGCCGGGGAAATATAACACAGGTATTGTAAGGGGAGATTACTTCTCTGAGCAGTTCGGCTTTACGGTTGATGGCGTTCCGCTTGACCTTGCTGATGCAACAGCCCGCATACAGATTCGCAAGCGTGACGGGAGCTTGCTTGGGGAGTTTACCCTTGATGCCGGGCTTGAGATTGCAGACGGTAAGCTGATATGGTCAATCCCATCTTTGGCAACGACCAGCTATACCCCCGGTACCTACCAGTATGATATTGAAGTGACGATAAACAGTGAACCAAGAACCTATGTGGCCGGGACGTTTACCGTGGCCAAGGATCAGACGCGATGAGCAGCACAGTTGTGATTGTGGTTACAACGGCACCTGCTGTTGTGGTTGAAGCTGCCCCTCGGGGCGCGCCGGGCGCAGCCGGTTTACAGGGGCCGAAAGGTGATACTGGAGAAACTGGCCCACAAGGAGCGCAGGGAATGAACGGACCGCAGGGTGCAGAAGGGCCACAAGGCCCTTCCGGGCCTGACGGTATAGACGGAGCATCTGCCTATGCTCTGGCTGTAAGCAACGGGTTTACTGGCACTGCGACGGAGTGGCTGGCATCATTAAAAGGATTGAAAGGCGATACAGGAGATACCGGAGTCAAGGGAGATACCGGCAACACAGGCCCTCAAGGTTCGCAGGGGTCTCAAGGAGTTCAAGGCCCACAGGGAGCGCAGGGTCCGGCAGGAAGCGATGCAAGTGTGACTTCGACCAATGTGATCAATGCGCTTGGATTTACTCCAGCCAAACAGAAAGGAAGTGCTACGGATTACGGAGGGGCAAAGTTTTCTTTGACGGGAACAACGCTGACAATCACCACCACATGACTTTGAGTTATAACGGGACAAACGTAACGGCTGCAACCTTCAATGGCACCGTGTTGACCAGTATTGCCTGCAATGGAAATGTTGTCTGGAGTGGACGGGTGACCATTGCCATTGTCTTGACGGCAGACACATTGAATTATGATCTGATTAATCAGGTAGGCTCAACCTATATCGCTGGCAAGAGTGACATTACGGTGACCGTCAATAGCGGCGTGGTTATAGGAAGCAATTCGGCAAGCAACCCGGCAATGCGGATAAGGGATTTTGTAACGGGTGATACCGTAACGCTTGTCAATAATGGCTCTATCGCGGGTGCGGGAGGTGCGGGAGGCTCAGCCGCCGGAGGGGGTGGCGGCGGTGGCGCAGGACGAATCCCCGGAGCTGGCGGGCTTTCATCAAGCACGGTGCTTATGAACTCGATTTACCTGACCGGTGAACCCGGTCAATTGTTGACTGGTGGATACTTTGCCGAAGGCGACAGCACGCTCAAGTGGAGATTTCAGGGCAATACATCGCAGGGCGGCGTAGGGGGAAATGGAGGCCCGGCGCTCATAGTGAGTTCAAACACAACAATTCAGAACAACGGAACAATCGGTGGCGGCGGCGGTGGCGGCGGTAGCGGAGGATTCTATGCCGAGCAAAATCCTGATGATGGCAATTGGTGGATGCTGAATGCCTATCCGGGAGGATATGGCGGAGACCTTGGCAATGACGGTGAGACAGGGAGTGGTTATGACTATGCTGAGTTAGGAGATTGCACTGGAGGAGTGGGAGGAAGCGCTGGCGCGGCAGTTACAGGAAATAGCTACCTCAACTGGGGTACTTATGGGACAATCCGTGGAGCGGTTCTTTGATCATGCAAAAACAGAGCGTTCTTATCAAGAGAAAATGAGAAAGCACTATGGCTAATGATGATTTTTGCTGCTCTCACATTATTGAGCAGGGCGAAAAAATAGTTGCGCTTGCTGACAGGCAAACCAAAACGGAGAAAGCCGTGAATAAAATTTTTGACCGGATGGAAAGCAACCGCAGATGGCAAATCGGCCTCATTCTGACGGCTCTTGGCCTGCTTGTGGAGGGTATCGGCCTTATTGTTGCAATCATCCATTATGCTAAACCCTGAACGGAGGAGTGAGATGAACTATCCCGGTAGCATCATTAAACTTGGCGAGATCAATGGCACCATCATGAAGGCGCTGAAACAGCGACTGAATGAGCTGCTCGCTGCAGGAACTGACGATTCAATCCGCCTTGACACGGACGATCCGATTTTTGGAAGCAAAACCGTTGAAGCGGTTATGCTGTTTCAGGCGCGCAATGTGGATGCTGCCGGACGACCGCTGGTTCAGGATGGCGAGATTGGCCCGCTGACCTGGCATGCGCTTTTTTATGATAATGAGCATGATGTTGCCTGTGCTCCACCTTCGCGCTTTTTGGCGAGTGTTGTTGCGGTTGCGGCGGGCGAGGTGGTTAAGAATGTTCGTGAACACCCCCGTAACTCGAACTGCGGGCCGGAGGTTGAGGCTTATTTGAAGAGCGTTAATGTGCCGCCCGGTTATTCGTGGTGCTGTGCGTTTGTGCATTGGTGCTTTGATGCAGCGGCCCGGTTGGCGGGGCGAGAAAACCCGATGCCGAAAACTGGCGGCTGCCTTGACCACTGGAACAGATGCCAGGAGGCCAAGGCAGCAAGAATCAATGCCTATGATGCGCGTAATAACCCCTCGCTGGTGATGCCCGGCATGATATTTATTATGGATCATGGATCCGGACTCGGCCATACAGGCATTATTGAAAGCATAAATGGCGGGCTGCTGCATACCATTGAGGGGAATACCGATGCAAGCAAAACGCGCGAAGGCGGGGGAGTTTACCGGCTGGTTCGCAAGGTGACGGAGATCAACAAGGGCTTTATTGATTATACCAATGCATAGCGATGAGCATTCTGAAAAAGATACTTGGCAGTGCTGCGCCGGTTTTGGCAACAGCGCTTGGCGGCCCGCTTGCGGGAAGCGCCGTGAAGTTTCTGGCCGGGAAAGTGCTCGGCAGTGAGGAGGGAACAGAAGAGGAGCTGGCGAAGACAATTGAAAAGTGGACTCCCGAAGAGCGGCTTGCGTTGCAGAAGCTTGATAATGAGTATAACCTGCAGATGCTGCAGCAGGGTATCAATGTGTTTGAGCTTGAGATCAAAGACCGGCAGGGCGCGCGCGAAATGGCTGTTGCGGCAAAAAACCTCTGGCCTCAGATTGCGCTTGCGGTGATTTACAATCTGGGCTTTTTCGGGGTGCTATTGACCTTGATTGCCTCGATGGGGAACAAACTGCAGATCAATAGTTCAATCAAGGATACCCTGATTTTTCTCCTTGGCGTTATGGCAAGCGAGTTGAAAAATGTGAATGCTTTTTGGGTGGGATCGAGCTATGGATCAAAAGAGAAGAATGATCAGCAGTTTGCCGCGCTCATGCAACAGCAGAGCCGGGGATGAAGTTCGTCATCGACAAGAGGCGAATGCTGCAACATCAGCGGGAGTTCTGGGAGCTCCCGAATTTTATCAAGTTGCTGGTTGGCGGGTATGGGTGCGGAAAGACAAGGATAGGGGCGCTGCGCTCGATCTGGTGCTCCTATGTGAATGCTCCCGTTCCGCATTTGTATGTCTCCCCATCGTACAAGCAGGCGCGCAAAACAGTAATCATTTCGATTTCAGAGCTGCTCGATACGGCAAAAATCCGGTACTCCTATAACAAGACGAATCACGAGTTTTTTATCAAGAACTGGAATGGGAATATCTGGATCGGCTCTGGTGATCAACCTGATTCGCTGAAGGGGCCGAACCTTGGCAGTGCCGGGATTGATGAGCCGTTTTTGATGAAAGAGGTGGTGTTTGATAATGTGCTGTCGCGGTTGCGCCATCCGGCGGCGAAGCATCGGGAGCTGTTTTTGACGGGGACGCCGGAGCAGTTGAATTGGGGGTATGATGTTGCGCGGAACCTTGACGGGCAGTATGACCTCGGGGTTGTGGTTGGGCGGACGGCGGATAATGTGTATCTGCCAACCCAGTTTGTGACGATGCTGGAGAAGGCGTTTGATGAGCAGCAGCGGCGCGCTTATATGAATGGTGAGTTTTTGAACCTGACGGCGGGCCGGGTGTACAAGTATTTTGACCGGTTGGTGCATTGCACTGGCCGGACGGTGCCGGAGGGATGCGAAATCATGGCGGGCATTGATTTTAATGTGGATTATATGACAGCGGTGGTGTTTACCGTGCTTGACGAGCGGCATATTCACTGCTTTGATGAGATTCGGCTGCAGGATGCATCGACCTATGACTTGGCGGATGTGCTGGATGAGCGATATCCGGGTATAACGGTGTTTCCGGACCCGGCAGGACGGGCGCGCAAGAGTTGTTCTGACAAGACGGATTTTACGATTCTGAAGGATAAAGGATTTGACGTTGTGGCGCGCCCGGCTCATCCGCCGGTGAAGAGCCGGGTGAATGCAGTGAACAAGTTGTTGCGCGAGGGGCTTTTGAGTGTGGAGAATTGCCCTTGTCTTGTGCGTGATCTGGAACAGGTGGTGTGGAAGAGTGGCGAGATTGACAAGGTGACGCGACCGGAGCTGACGCATGCAGCGGATGCGATCGGGTATGCGGTGGAGAAGTTGTTTCCGGTTCGTTTGCCTCAACGGAATTATAAGGGGCAGCCGGGGCATTGGAGGGTTTGAGGGCTGAGTACTGAGTGCTGAGTGGAATGGGTCAATGTTTTGATGGAGATGATGGTATGGCCAAGAGTGAAAAGCGGGCGGAGCTGGAGCAGGTTCATGATGTGTATCGGGAGAATCTGAAGGAGTGGGAGTTTTTTGGCCGGGCATATCGGGGCGGGCGGAGCTGGCAGGAGGCAGAGTTGCTTTACCGGTACCATGAGGAGCGGCGGATTTCATATGCGGAGCGGTTGCGGCAGACGCCGATGGATAATCACTGCAAGAGTGTGGTGCATACCTATTCGGGCTTTATTTGGCGTGAACCGCCGAAGCGGAGTTTTGGATCTCTTGAAAATAACCGGGCATTGCTGGCAATGGCGGTGAATGCTGACAAACAGGAGTGTTCGCTCAATGAGTTTATGAAGTCGGCGCAGGAGTGGGCTTCAGTGTTTGGGGTGTGCTGGATTGTGATGGATAAGCCTGCGGCGAAAGTGCGCACAAAGGCTGATGAGATTGAGCTTGATGTGCGGCCGTATTTGCGCCTCTATTTTCCGGAGCATGTGCTTGACTGGGATTTTACGGAGAATCCCTTCGGGAAACTTGAATTGAGCTACCTGAAGGTGCGTGAGGGTTTGAAGAGTGCTGGTGATTACCGTTACCGGATATGGACCACGAAGAGCGTTGAGGTTTGGCGCGCCACAAGGCGTGAGGAGCCGGTGCTGGAGTCAACAATGGTGAATCCGATTGGCGTTGTGCCTGCTGTGCCGCATTACAATACGAAGCCGCTGATGCCGGGGCTGGCAATTAGTGATTTGCAGGATGTGGCGCGGGTGCAGATGAGCCTGTATAATGACCTTTCGGAGCTTTCGCAGATGATTCGGGGTTCGAATCATAAGACGCTGGTGAAGAATGCAAAGGATGATGCAAGTACCGGTGCAGGCGGTGTGATTGTGATGGATGAGGATACCTTGCCGGCAAAGAAGCCCTATCTCCTGCAGGCGGATGCTGATGCCCTTGCCGGGCTGCTCGATGCGATGGAGCGGAAGGTTGAGATGATTAACCGGATGGCACATCTAACGCCGTTACGGCAGTACAGAACGCAGATTTCCTCGGCGGTGGCCATTGAAACGGAGTTTCAGATTCTGAATACATTGCTGGCTCAGAAGGCGGCTCAACTTGAATTGACAGAGAACCGGCTGTTCAGGATTTTCTGCCGGTGGGAAGGAACTGATTTTGATCAGGCAAAGATCGAGATTATTTACCCGGTCCGTTTTGAGTTGCGTGACCGTGGTGCTGACCTGGAGTTTCTGACGAAGGCGAAAGTGGTGGCGGAGAAGATCGAATCGCCGACGTTGCGGCTGGAGATTGACCGGCAGTTGGCGCGGGTGGTGCTTGAGCGTGATGATGTGCTGGAGGTGGTTGAGCGGGAGTTGCGGGGGGATGTCAGTTCTGAAAGCGGCACGGGATGAAAGGTGGATTTTTGCGCAGGTGGGTGGGGGAAATTGAAGAGGCTGTGGCAAAAACGCTCATGTTAACTGTTCGAGCTAACCAATGTATAGCAACCGAAGGAGGAGAAAATAATGTGCCTGTTACCCCGATAGCTCAACATCATCAGGATGCCTAACTGGATTGGATTTCCTCAAATCCAAAGCTATTTTAGCTAATTTAATAAATGTGTCAGGGACTGGATTGCTCGTTCTCGCCATATACTTAGCTAACAGCACTTTGTTTATTGAACCAGGCTTACCACCATTATTCTTTATATATATTTTGAATTGGTTAAGCCACGGTTTTTTATTGTCAAAAACTGCTGAGAAATCAGACAATGTACCAGAGAAAGATGGCTCTAAGACACCTGACTGAAAACAAGCCTCCAGAAAGCATCGCGGACTGAATGCTTCCTCGAAAGATCCGCCTTCAGTTCCGTCGGCATAGGTGACGACTGGCTTATTCGGGATACAGAATGAATATATGAGGGGATCATTTAAGTGTCCGACAATTCTTTTTCCTGCCAAATCGTCGTCAAAAGTCACTATGATTGGTCTGTCATGGCTCAGTGTTTTACGAAGAAGTCTTAACGCGTGCTTTAAATTCCCTGCACCATTATAGTTAGCAATTACAATTCCATTTTCTTGAAAGTTCAACCTGCAGCCGGGGTTTTCTAATAGCATTTGAAAGGTGGCCTCTTCTGAGTCACCTTCAACAAAAATGTATATGCATTGCTCTAAAGCAGCTCTCTTTATAATTGCTTCGTTATGAAGCTTGGATATCAACTCATCTTCCAGGATGTCTTCCATTGTCGTACTCATGCTATACTCAGATATAAAGCGGTTTTAAATTTTAGCTCCAAGCGCATACTGTACATTTTCGCATTGATATGTTTTCGGGCCGCCGACCTCAATGCCTGTTCGATAGATAGACACCAACTGATTACAACTATAGTTCATCCTTCACCAAGTCGGGCCACCAACTCCCGTTTGTATTTTATCTATCATCAAGATTTTACTCAAACAGGACAATGTAAAAACAGAATAGCATAAGAATTGGCTTGCCATGATGCTCAAAATATAATCGCGTTATCCCACAAAAGGAAATCGGCGAGGTCGAGGCCTTGGGTTCGGTCGGGCAGGGTGTCAGTTTTGGAGGCGGCGGGTGAGGTGGGTTATTTCTGCGTCGTCAAGGGGGCTGGTTGTTTGCTGGTCGATGGTTCTGATTTGGTCGGGGATGTTTTGGATGCCTTCGTCCTGGAGCCAGCGGGCTAAGCGGTAGCGACCGCATCAGCAGGAAGGA